AGCTTGTTGCTCGGTTGCCATTTTCTCAAGTGCCGCCACCTCATTCTCAATAACAAGTGGCTGCATCTTTTGAACAATGTCATTTTGCTGCTGACTACGTTGCTCCTCAGGAATAGCAATAGCCTCGTCATATAATTGCGCAGCTACCTGCTCGTTACCCTCTAATGCCACCTCAACACCTTCAGGAGACGTAAATGTTATTGCTTGCTTTGTCTCTGTAGGTGCTGCTGTGAAAATGTCTGTAGTGGTTTGTTTTTGCACTCCAGGGGTAGCTTGCTCTTTTTGGAGTAATGCGTCAAGCTCAGCTTGGGCGCCTGCTTTATCCTCGTAAGTATCATTAACTTTAATAAGAGGAGCTGGTACACCCTCTGTAAAGCTTTCTAATTCTGTAGGGTTCTCGAATGCTGCTAAGAGTTCTTCTTTCCTTTGGCTTTCTTCTGGGCTGAGACCTTGCTTGGTAGGGACTTCAAGTCCTGTTTCGGGTTTTCCTTCGACCATCTCTTGGCCAATTCCGGCTTCTGGCTGTACAGATACTTCACCTGTTGTTTGCTTTTGAAAGGCATCTACTTTTTCTTTAAATGTCTGAGTTACTTCAGGGTCTCCTTTTACGGCAACTTTAGCCCTTGACAATCGCTCAGGTGTGAATGAATTGATTTTATCTAAAAATTGCTCCTTAGTATATCTTCTACCATCAATCATATACTCCCCAACTGCTGCTCTTTTAGCCTCAGGAGCCATCTCAACAAGCCCCTCAAGATTTACTTGCTCCTCAGTAGGAAGTAATTGCTTACTCTTACCTATAGCTGCAAGCTCATCATTTATGGCTCTTATCTCTTTACCATAAACCTCTTGTCTATTTTTAGTTGATGTCAACTGCTCTTTCGCAGCTAACAACTCCATAGTCCTTGCAGTAACATCCGATGACGCTCTACCTCTTTGACCACCAACTGATAATACTTCTTTCGCTGTTCTTCTAAGTCCCACATTCTCTTGAATCCTCTGATTGACACTTGCGTCTATCTTCCCAAGCTTCTCCATATTGTTTGCCCAATTGGAGATTCTCTCATCAGAAACATTCTCATTCGCTATCTTCTTTAAATCTGTTAGATTATAAGCAAGATTTATGTCGACATTGTCTTTTGTTGCCAAATATGTATTGAACACATAGTTAGGAGTATTGGATCCCATACCACCAATCCCCTCTAATGCTATTTCATTTAGATTCAACTCTCTCCTTCCTGTTCCAAATACAATCTCACTTAATTGCGCAACAGTCTCACCACCAGACTCCATAGCAGGATCAACTACAACATTCTCTACTGTACCCCTTGCCAACTTCGTTGCAGTTGACGATAATTTACTAGCTGGCTTTATTATTCTACCTGCTAGTCCTGCTGACAAATAGTCAACCGCAGCAATAGGAATACCTCTAGCTAGACCAACCGCAGCAGCATCGTCCCAAACTCTTTGGTCGCTCAATGCCTTCTCTAATGACTGGGGGTCAAGAGGATTATAGTTATATTTTTTTACCGCCTCCATCACGGCATTTGTGTACTCAGTAGCATAACCTGTCAATGCCTGCCCAACCTTTAAACCTGTCATTGCTCCCGAAGCTGCACCTGCCGATACAGTAACTGGCGCAAAAGGACCTCCTAAAAGACCTGTTGTTGCACCTATACCAGTAGCAGGAGATACTGTAGCAGGAATTATCTTAACGCCATAAGGAAGCATTTGCGAGATACTACCTGATACGATTAGCGATGTCGCCTCTAATGGGTCATCAAGCATCACATCCCACCAATCTCTATATGTCTTTGCTGCCTCAAGTCTTGTCATTACCCTGCTTTGGGTCTTACTCATGCTTGACAATTTCTCAGCTATATATTTTGATGCACTCTCTTTATCTGAGAAGCCAGACCAAGATGTATATCCAGGGATAGTAAGAGCTAGTAATTGGTCTCCAACAAGACCATTTTTAATACCATCATTCAATGCATTAAAAGTAGCTTCAAAGTTTTCAGTCAGCTCATTATTTATCTCTTTGTTGATTTTGGCATCAAAGAATGTTTTTGCTTCAGCGTATTTCGTTGTTGCTAATTGACCTAGCTGAAGAGCATCGTTGTACTTTTGAATTAAATTATTATAAGCCTCTGGATTTTGTATTTGCTTATTGTCTTTTTTCATAAGCTCATCAATTGTAACACCATATAAATCTACGGATGCTTGATTGATTTCAGCAATATTTGTCTGTACGTCTCTAACTATTTTAGTTGCTTCAGCAGCGGCTTTATTCTCTAACTTTGCTAGGTGAGCATCAAAATCCATTCTTAACTTCTCAGATGTACCCTCTTGATTTGCAAATGTAAAGTCTTTTACTAATGGGCGAAGAGCCTCCCTTTCGTTTTTAAGTTCTGATACTATCTCTCTCATATCAGTTCTCCATTTCCCATTAACAAAAAGGCTTGGATTTTCTTTTTTAAATTTCTCTGGATTTTTTTTATCGTAGCCTTCAAAGAAATTTATGATACCATCAATTTCATCATATCTCTCCCATCTCCTTTTTTCTGTAATATAATCTTTGCCTTTTGATCTATAAAAATTATCTCCTTCTAAATCAAGCTTTGATATATCTTTCCATGAGCCAGCTGCAAAATCCTGAGCTTCTTTCTCGGTTTTAAATGTAAATACTTCACCTCTTTTCTGTGCTTCTTTTAAAGCTTCTTCAAATGGCAATTCAATCCAGTCATTTTTGAATGGAGTTTGAAAAGTTTGGTATTTCGGAAAAAGAGTTGGGATTACTTTATTGTCAAAAGATACAAATTTAACGCTTGATATTGTTCCGTCCTCATTTATCCTGGCACCACTGCGCATATTCTTAGCGCGTAGAGCTTTGCTAAGAAAGTCTTCTTCTTGAGTTATTCTGTTATTTTCTTTTATGAATTTCTTGAGTGACTCTGGGCCGAGTTGCATTTCCTCTAAGTTATCAGGGGATGAGTCTATTGATATGGACCTCTTACCGTCCTCGGTTCTAGCTACAATTTTATCATTGAAAAAGCCACTTTTTTCAAGGACAATGCCATACTGCTTAAAATTGTTTTTAAGCTCATTGAATTTATCGTCTGAGAGATAAATCGACTTATCGATTTTATTTATCTTATCTAAGAATTCAGGTGTTTGACTTGTGGCAATAGCCTCTTCTCTAAGTCTAGCATCTTCTTCTTTTTCTTTTATATCTTCCTGAGCTTTGAGCTTTTTTGTCTCTGCTTCTCTTATGCCATACTCTTCTTTAAATTCGTACTCTTTTTTGAACTCTTTTGCTTTATCAGCTAGGTTCTCCTCTCGTGCAATGGGTTGATTCATTTTTTGCTCAAGTTGTTTCTTGGCAATGTCTGTACCCATTACATATTCAAGGTCAAGTTCTTTTTTGGGTTCAAACTTAACCTCTTCCTTTGGCTGTTGGCCAAATAAGAAATCATTTACCTTTGGAATTGTATTGCCTGAGGGTTCTGTTTCTGGCTTTAAAAGTTTATTGCTATAAGCGCGGAATGCATCTCTTAGACCATCTTTAGTCCCTGAAGGCTCCGATTCCGATGTGCCATCCTCCGATAACCAAGAAGATTCCCAATCTTCTTTTTTTTTAACCGGCTGCTGCTCTTGAGCCGTTGGCTGTTGAGTAGAGGAAAACTCAGGGAACATTGAATTTACGGTTTTCCAATCGTAATTATTCTCCTCAGCTGTGGCTGCATAGTCTTTTAAAAGCTGTTGGTCATATCCCTTTAATTCAGGGAACAGTGAAAATATAGATTCCCAATCATAGTTATATTCTTCAGCTGTAGCTACAAAATCTTTTAATAATTGTTCGTTCATTTATAAGATATAGTTTATTTTGGTTTTTGTCTAGGAGTTCCTCCATTTTGTGAGGCACCACCGCCTTGTCCTTGTGCATTACTCCCCCCCATTGTTTTTGAATAGCGGCTTAGTTCGCTTTCTGGAAGTGTAGAAAGTATTTGCTCCATCCATGTATTTAAAGTTTGTTGATTTGTTGCAGCATTATTTTCATATTCATTTACAGAAAAAACTAAGTCTTTTTTAGCATTTGGATGTGATAATGTAAGCTGATTCCATGGATAAGTTCCTGTTGCTTTAACTGTTACTCCAGTCCCTGCTAGTGCTTTTGATAGCTCTGCTGCTGCCTCCCCTTGTGGCTTTTGAAATAAAGTTTTCTTATTTTTATCTTGTTTACCTATATTTGGCATATATCTTTCTCTATATATATCTATTGGATCTTTTTCCTCTTCATACTTTTCAAACATTGGATTGTAATTAAGTTCTCTATTCCCTTTTTTAGCCATTTCTCTCTTAGCTCTCTCTCTCGTTATCCTACCTCCTGTTAATCCAACTACAATGCCACCAATTGCCTCTCCTGCTCCAACTCCTGACCCTTTCTTAAATCCAATAACATTATTCTTTTCATCCATCTCGGGCTTACCAAATGGACTTTTAAATACATCTCCATTATCCATAACTACAATAAGCTCTCCTGATGTATCAAAGTAAGCTTTATTTACATCTTTGTACTGATTGATTGATTCTAGTGCAGATCTTCTTTCATTATCTGTTCCAAAATATAAATCTCCAAGGTCTGAAAGTATTTCTTCCTCAGTTCTTACTTCTTTTCCATAATCGGCAGCTTCTCTATCAAATCTTGGAGGCTCCTGTTTCTGTCTACCTACCTCAGTATATGTACTAATCTCCAACTTCTTGTCAATCATTTGTCTGTATTGACCTCTTAGAAACTCTCTAGCTTCTTTTTCTTGGTCAGGATTTAATAAAGGAGTGATTGTGCCATCTGTCTCCCTTTGAACTAGCATAAGATTAGAACCTTTCTTAGCTGCTTCTTTTGCATCATCTGTAGGCGTATAACCTAATTCTTCTGTAAGGATTGATGACTTATTGTACTTAGGATTGAGTGCAGCATTTATATATGCCTCTTCAGCTTTAGCGTACTCTGAAACTACTCCTTTAAGCCTTGCAAGCTCAGTTGCATCTGTTATGCCCAATGCTGCTGCTTTAGCTTCATCTAACTCTCCAGTCTTGTCCACTATTTGCGTAATACTACCTGCTCTATCTTCTGAGCCAAGCACTCTATATGACATTAAATTGTCTCCAAGTCTTTTGATGAAATTATCAGCATCTGTGAGGTAGTCATACCTATTATACTTACTATTAACAGCACCAGCCAATTGATTGACTGACAATAGATTCTCTGCACCAGGCTTTGCTCGTGTTATTGTCTTGCCATCTTCAGTTACTGTTTCAAGCCTGCTAAATGTCAGATTACCATTTATATTGAAGTTTGCGCCTAAGTCTGTAAGTTTACCATATTGCTCAAGGTCTTCTCCATCCCACATTTCAATTTTTTGATTTTCTTTATTTGCTTGCCTGTCTAACCTTTCTTGGAATGCTGTCTGTATTTGACTTACTGTTCCATATAGATTTTTGACACTGTCGCTTGTATTTTGTAGATATATGGCATAGTCCTTCACTTGAAGCTTTCCAGACTTTAATAAGTTATGTTGAATTTTTAAATTCTCAGCAGCATTGTAAGCCATGTCAATAGTCCATTTGTTGACATCGTCTTTTTGTCCTATAGGCTTATTATTGATGCGCTCAAGCTCTTCCTTGTATGCTGCGTCAATGGCGGCTTTTTTCTCGGTGCGTACACGGTCAATCTCATCGACAGTATTTGTTATTGTCCTGCCGACATCAGCCCAGTTTACATAACTGTCAGCTTCCCTTTCAACGTAACCAAAATATGACTTAGGTGGCATATGATTCTATTTATTTTTTTAACCAATCAGGAGCAAATTGAGTTTCAGTAGGAGGCGCTACAAAAGTATTCTTCGCCCCCTTCTCTTTTTTATAATTAAGACCATCAATCAATGATTTTAATTCTTTGTATTCGGGCCTATCTTTATGGTACCCATACCATACATTAAGACCTTTATTTGGATTGTTTTTCTTATAATTTTTATAAAATTCTGTTGCATTAGACCCCTCTTGTACTACCTTTCCTTTTGTGTCATATATAGTTCTAGTTGAGCTAAAATCAACCTCAGGAGCCTTGTCAATTTGTTTTAATATAACCTCAGATTCTTTGTCATAAATTAAAGTTCTATCATCTCCATAAGGCTTATATATGACAAATCTTTTATCCTTTGGAGGTTCGTCATTAGCATACCATATTTGCCCAGATTTTTGATTAAATTCAGCTTGCCTTTTATTTATTTCTTGTATTTCTGGATCTTTTTCATTTTGATCCTCTAATTCCATATCACTAAATCTAACATACATACTTTCTTGATCTTTGTCAAAGAATTTTTTGTCTTCATTTAATTTATGTATTAACTTTCCCTCCGAGGTTGCTCTCCATCCTATTTCATATTTGTCATAATTATTATTTATGAAATCAGATAATATAAGAGTATTCTTTGAACACGAATCTAAAGATTCGTCTGGATCACATTTTCCTGTTCCTTCTGTTGTCCCTTTTACTGTTTCACCAATTTTTTTGTCAATTTCTTCGTACTTGCCTGAGCCTTTATTTACTACTGTTCTGTTGTCTCCCTCCTTAATGATATATTGGTCATACTCTTCAGAGTAGTACACGTCAGGACCTTTTTCTCCATAAGGCTTATATTTCTTTCTTGGCTCAGGAACAGCAAAGCTAGGCACCTCTACTGTTGTCGGGCCTTTCTCGCTCTCCACTTTTATTGTCTCTATCTTTACTGGCTCCGGCTTGAGCTTACCTTTTACTTTCATCTTAGGCTCCTCAGCAGGCACCTCTTTTACCTCTACCTTTGCTACCTCAGTTGGCTTCACCTCCGCTTTTGCCTCTGACTTTATCACCATCTTGTCACTTGGTGTCTCGATAGCTTTCACCTCAGTCTTCTCAGTAACAGGAAGGAGCTGGCTCTCAATGTCACTTTTAACAACCTCTTGCTTCTCGGCAGTCATTGGCTCCTCCTTAGTAGGTATAGCCTCTACGCTTCTCACCTGCATTGTTGGCATCTTTGCCATGTCAACTGTTGGTGTTGCTACTTGCTTCTCAGGTAATGCTTGAGCTTTAACTGTAGTCATTGGCTCACTTCTCAACTCTTTTGTAGGCTCAGTAACAGTCTCAGTCTTAACAGGCTCAGTCTTTGCAGGCTCAGTAGTAGCTACAGGAGCAGCTGCTCCTCTGCCTACAGCTATTGAAAAGTCGTCATCACTCCCTTTATATCCATCATTTTTAGCATATCTTAATACATAATTATAAGCATTGTCATCCGTTTGAATTTTTTTAATAAATTCATCTCTATTACCTTTGAATCCATCGGATTGCGCCCAATTAAATAAATAATTTATGTATTCTTCTTTCATATTAGTCCCAAGGTTTTTTCATAACACCATAACCTGGATAAGAGTCTCTTTGCATACTAAATGGGTCAAAAAAATAAGGCTGTTGCTGAGACTGCATCTGCTGCTGAATAGTTGGTTGAGATTGATCTTTTGGAGTATACAAATATGGATTATATCCTCCTGTGTATAAATTATTGATATCTCTAATAGTTTGTTGTTGTTGTTCTGGCAAAAGTTTCTGTTGCTGTTGCTGCTGTTGTACAGCAGGTGTAGGTCCAAACAAGTCATATTGCTTGACAAACTTTTTGCCCTTACCTGTCATGTATGACTCAAACTCAGGATTTTTCATACCCTTTACCCCTAACCCATACTTTTGGTCAATAGCCTGTTGCATTGTCATTGGTGTTTTCCCATCAATCATAAACTCAGCTGGCAACTGCCCAGCAGCAGCTCTCTTATTATACTCAGCCTGTTGTGCCCCGAATTGCTTACTAGCTGCAGTCTGCATATATAATGGCACCATCTCAGCAGCGTATCCTGCCATACTTGACACTCCCTGAAAGCCTTGAGCCATTGCAGCTGACCTAGCCTGCTGAGCGTCAGCAGCAGCCTGCTGCGCACCAGCAGCCTCACCTAAGTCCAACTGCACTCCTACGTCTCTAAGCCTTGACTCCTCAGTAGCTGATAGCTTCTCAAGGTTCATAAGCTCCTGACCCATCTCAGTCCTAATACCTGCCTGTGCCTGGTTCTGCATAGCCTGTAGTCGGCCTGCTGTTGCCGCAGCGCCTCTGTCAGCCTCTCTCGCTCCCTCTAGTGCCTGAGCGCCTGAGGAGAGCATCGCCTCTCTCTGTAGCTCATACGGCTCCTTCTTGATTGCAAGCTGGTCATAGTAGTTTACCTCTAGCTTTTTACGAGCCTCGCTCATAGCCTGGTCTGCCTTAGCCTGAGCCTCTTTCATCAATTGGTTCTGCTTAGCTGCCTGAGCAAATGACATACCGGTAGTAACTGCCGCTGTGCCTAGACCTATAACTGCTCCTGTAATTGCTGCCATATTTATAGTATTTTTATCATCTCACCAACATACTCATCGCCCTTTACATAGCCAATCTCCTTGTATGTGTCAATAAGACTTTTGTTTTTAATCAGTGCGTAACAATACTCGTTTCCCAAGTTCTTACTTATCTCTGTCAAAGTTGATACCAATAGCATAATCGCTTCCTTGCGCATTGGCTTTTTGGTATACTTTCTACTTGAGATTATCCAATCTACCCATGACACCTTTGAGTTTGTCATGTACATAAAACCTGCGCAGATAGGCGTATCGCCATCATAAACTATAACACCACCTGTCCCCTCATCAGGCAAAAATGCCCTTGTTGGTGGGATCCATTCCCACTCTTTCCACCACTCTACCAATATAGTATCGTAGTCCTCCATTGTCAATGGCCTTATAGTTAGCTCTTCCATAAACACAAAATTATGGAAAAGATTTCATAACTTCAGACTCTACAGCAAATAATTCTATTTTTGATGTAGAAGAATTTGTAATCTCAAATACACAATAGTGACCAAGCACCCCATGCGACTCAGCCACTGAGTTCTTGGTATAAAAGAAATAAGCGTCTTGGACCGGTATTGGCGTAGTTCCAGGTATCGTGATGTCGATGACAATCTGATTGACACCAAGCTTATAGTTCCTGTTTATTTGTAGTATTTGTCCTGCAAGATACTGTGCTGTTGCTGGTGGCAATGTAAAGTATAAGATGTCACCAATGCTCATAATATTGCCAAGGTCAATAAGTGGTGATACGGAGAAGTCAATCGTGTCTCCTGCTACATTCACCTGATAGCTCTTGCCGATACCATTAGTACTGCGGATAGCCAACTCACCACTCTCATCGTTACGGACAAATGCGAAATATGACTGCTCTTTCTTTTCGAACCAAGTGTCAAGAATATAGCCTGAGTCCTGTATGTCAGTGTAGAGTATCGCACTCCATGTTGCATCCCCCTCAAGGTTAAGCGTCTTAAATAGCTTATTCTCAAGAGGCACCTGATTGAATACGCTCTTTAGTGTAGTTGGCGTAAAGGCCAAGTTTTCATCTCCGATCGTAACCCACCAAGGTACATAAAACACATTCTTTTTGACATTGACATTATGCCTGTATAGATTACCTCCTTTGAATGTGTAGAAGTATTGGTTCATCCCTATCATCCAATCAGGGTTGTACGAGTAGAATGACACCCATCCCGATACAGCATTGCTGAACGATAGGGTATAGAAATCCTCGATAAGTATAGGGTCCATTATTTATTTTTTATGATGCGCAATATGAATGGAATGCAATAATTACTCCGTCCTGTACTTGGAACGTGTCGTATGGTGCCGGGACTGGCAATGCCCTGTAGTATCCATCAGGTAGGACATTCTCTCCGCTGCTATCCAAGAATACCCAATCGTATAGCCCTAGCGTGATGCCATCACCATTTACTGGTGCCACATAGTATGTGTAGTTATATGGGAAGTTACAAAAAAACTCAGGCGATACTGTTGGTACGCCAAATGTCCCCAAGAATGATGGCAGCTCTAATGGGCATGAGATGCCAACTATAGCCTCAGAGTCAGGACATATCCCCACGATCGTCACGTTAATATATCGCTCGGTAGCATTTGTCTTTGGTATCACCATTACGCATAGGTCAGGATTGCCTGCTGTTAGCTGTATCTCACCGGCAGATACCGTGATGCTAGATGTCCCAACAGGGACATAGGCAGTCTCGTCCCATGAATACAAGTCAAGCGTTACAGGAGTGCCAACGACAATACAGTCATTAGGTATATCACCTATGTATGTGTATGCCGTACTTGGTGTACCTGCAAGTAGCCCGAAGACTTGAGAGCTTAGTTGATTATAGACCACTGAGTCATAGTCAACCTTTATGCCATTGACGGTGCTATTGACAGCTATGGTGATTATGACTGCCCCCACTGACGTTGGAGTATTCCCTGCGTCAAATGTAATGGTATAGATGCCCTGTAGCGATGGAGCCTCTACTGTGCCCTTGCACTCAGTGCCGCAAGTAGGACAAGCCTCAGCAGGTAGTAATACACCACCAACTTGTTCTCTTGCTGTAGCTCCGTCATAGTAGTAACCATCGGGAGCGACTGTGGTAAGCCCTGGGTCCAAGAACACTGTGGTCGCTGATGCTAGCGTTGGGCAGTTTAGGTAAAATGTTTGTTGTACTGGCATAATTATTTTTTAACCTCCGCATATACAGCTCTCCATATAAATTATTGGATTGCCTTGTAAAATTGTGTAATTCTCTTTGTCATTTGGTATACATAGGCTTACTGACGTGTTAGGAGCTAGTGTCTCCGTGTATGTCTCAGGCGATCCGCATAAGCCAAGAGGAAACTCTATAATTGCATCCTCAGTTGCCTCCTTTGGATTTTGGAATACGTATAAATTGCATAGCTCTGTACATGGCTCACAATTGCAACACACCTCATCAAGTGCCGTAGGGTGATAGCAAAGCTGCACACCAATAGATGAGCGTAGGTCCCATATAAGATATAGATACTGTCCATCAACCGTTGGAGGCACTATAAATGCAGCATTGTAGATACCTGTCGATGGATTGACAATAGGCGTAGCTATGCTTGATACCGCTAGTAACGCCTGCATATCAATGTCATTGTTACCATATAGCGTGCTAGTCCTTGCATATCTGAACTTATTCTGTCCTGGCTCAAACACATACGACACGTATGGCGGTGTCTCATTTATCTGTAATGTCATTAGCGCTCCCTCTGGTGGTAGGCTACCCTGACCCTCAAATCCACTCGTTGTAAGGTAGTATGACACCAATGGGTTATTTGTCCCTGACGTAAAGATAAAGAAGTTCGACTGTATTGGTGAGGTATATGGCGTATTGACATAGCTAAATTGCTTCAATGTCGTTAAACCTGCATCGCAGTCATCTGTGAGTACTACCTCTACAAGTGTCATAGGTATAGGCACTGGGCATCCAATAGTTACGCTTACTACGGAGTTGCCTGTAGCGGTAATTGTAACATCTGCTGTAGTTGGCACCTGTAATCCCTTGAAGAAAGTAATAGAGCCTGATGATGTTATAACACCAGTTGAATATATTGTACCGTTATAATTTACATCAATTACAAGGGAAGCTCCGCTATCAATAGTCTGTACAATCCAATCCACATTTACTGGTCCAATTTTGGTTGCAAAGTCTACGCAGAAAGTATTTACAGTTGTTACTTCACCCTGAGCAAATGTGAAAGTTCTAGTGATACCACACTTGATACACTCCTCCGGCATTGGTATCTCTATGTCGTTTAGCGTCAGTACATACTCATTCATATATGGGTCGAATGCTCCTAGCTTTTGGTTATTGAACCTTGCAATGAACTCATCTCTAAACCATGTCCTCATATTCATATCAGAGATGACTGCGAGCTGCTCATTAGAGTATGAGTTGCCTCTGAGCTGTATTACTGCACCTCTCTTGGCATCAGTAAAGAACTTGTCATATCCCCACTTAGAGTAGCTCTCAGGGTTGAAGCTTATGCCATAGTTCTCGACTCTCGCTATCTGCGTACCTAACACCTCAGGCACCGAGGTGATAGCACCACCGGCAGCAGCATCAGATAATAGGTTCTTTCCTGCAAGGACGTATGACACCTTGTCCTCTTGTAGGACTAGCACGTCAGTCTCTCTACCATCAAGGATGTATATGGCTCCGAATGATAGCTCAAGGTTCTTATAGTTGAGCAGGGCACCGTTGAACTCATTAAGCTTATTTACATTGGTCTCAGGATTGTACACACCGCTATAGGTGATGTCAGCAAAGCGCCTTGACTCTTTGTAGTCTTGAGCGGCTACTGTTGTTACCCTGTTGCCAAGGTTAAAGTCTCTGCCGATGATTGAGTCTCTTATCTTGTAGCTCTCGGCACCATTACCAAATGCAAAGCAATTAAAGAATCCTGTTTGAATTATTCCAGGAGTGCTTGTTCCTATGTCTTGCGATTGATCGCCTGCTGACCCATTTGATAGGTGATTGCCACTTGCGTCAATCGGAAACGATAAGTTGTTCTCAAAGAATACATCAGGTAGCGTATCAATTGGTTGTGTCTCAAATATAATCGACTCTGCTGTTCTAAACACAGTGATATTTGCAATTACTCTTGATTTTCTATTTTGAGTTGAGCCACAAGCCCAAGTACCTGACATATATAGCTCTAATGCCCCAGTTATTGGATGCAGGTAAAATCTCCAATAATTATCACATAGTTGACCTGATGTGATTGTCCCATTGGTAGGTATAAAAATATTATTTACAGGACAAGCACCTCCTCCAACTTCTTGATCCCCATCATTTAAAGTACTTGCAATATTATCATTTATAAACCAATCTTCCATATTTGCATAATTAGAAGATGATGTATAAGTCTTTTTTAATGTATATATCCTCTTTTCGCAAGCGTTTCCTCCAAAGCCTATTCTCTCAAATCTTATATCAAATACAATAACAGTTCCTGCGTCAACAGTATATGGTATATAAAATCCTGGATTTGATGGGTCCTCTAAACTCATTGGGTATGCCAATATAGGTGACGTTCCAGAAGTAGAACTTACCGCAGTAAGTGTTCCAAACTCTATTGTAGAATATGACAATGGATTCACAGAGAAGCCATTAGCCTTTATTTTCATATAGACACCAGCAGGAGGAGTTGGTGTAATCAAAGGGTCAAACCCAGATTGCTTTGCCTCCTTTTCTAATACGGTTGCAAAAACGCAGGTCTGCATCGGTCCTTCACTATCTGCCTTTACAGTTAACCTATCTCCTTCCTCTACCTTCCTTGGGTTTTCTCCTTGAAGCAAGAAGTATGTTTCTTGAGTAGAACTATTGGTAAAAAATATACTTGAGTAAATAGTCTCATATCCTGCCTGATTTGCCTTGCATACAAACTTATACCTCTTAGCCCAATAAGGAGCAACTTGTGTTGTTGGTATTGTTACTGTAATTGAGTTTACAAGAGATGAGTAACTACATGGAACATGAACAGTATTTAATGAGCTTACATTTGTCAAAGTTGATCTACCAAACTCATCCATATAAACAATACCAATCTCATAATCTCTATTACTGTGCAAGCTTTTTTGGCTTGATAAATCCTGCAATTGGACGCTAGCATTTTTAATGGTACCAAACAATGCTACTAAATCAAATGGAGGAGTTTGAGTATAATCATAATACACGATAGCTAAAAACTGTAAAGAAAAAACATTGCTACTTGGAGAAGCTGTTATTGCTATAGGCTGTCCATTTGCTGTGATTCCACTCTCGTATTTAATCCCATTATATGCAAATAATGACAAGAACTGGGGCCAAGCACAATTGTATATATCGGTAAAAGTTAATCCATCGCAAGAATCGTCACCTCCAGGAGTTGGATTATATATAGGCTTTATATTTGCTGCTGTTCCTATTGCTTGCTGAAACTCTATGCTTGTTGCTAATTGATAAGGTGAGCTATAATTTACTGGAAGAGTAAAAGTAAAACTGCAACTTACGTCATAGCCTAAAGTGGAAAAAGTGTTAAAGGTTATATCAAATGCCAATATCCTACCTTGCAATAATGGTATCCCTGTCAAATCTATGTCTAGCTGAGTATCAGGTCTAGTACAAGGGGGAGAGCAAGGGTTGAAAGCGGTATTCGAAAGAGGTAAAGAACTATCGCTAGTAGTAGATGGAATATCATTAGTTCCAATAAACTGAGACACTAGCGCAGTGGTATAGTCAAATCTTACATCTTGCCCATTACTATCGATTATGTTATATCCATCTACATAGTTCCCATACATCAACCTGTTGCCCATAATTGTTTGAGCCTTAGCTAATCTTGGGACATTGTCATAGAGTCTCAATAGCTCTGACTCCGGAAGGATAGTAAATATTTTATTATTTATAAATAAGTACGTTTGAATAGTATAATCTGCCCATCCCACATTCTGCTTAGTGAATCGCTCGATTACTTTTATAATGTTTCCTGTTGAATCTTTATATAGTAAATCAATGCCAACTACCAATGGTCCACCTGTATTAAAGCTTACATTAACAGCATTAAACTTGTTCTCCATTCCTTGATTAAGGAAGCTGTTTGTGCTGAACTGAAAAGAGCTTGGCTCAAATGCAATCTCAGACCATTGAGATGTAGCGGTGTATTCCCCATCAATGTATCTATACCTATAAGCAAAGCATAAAAACCTATCCTCAAGATAGTTTTCCTGACCATCTACCTCAATAAGAGATATCGTTGGCGCTTCGGTAGGTGGCTTCTTAATGACAAGGATTGTCTCTGCAAGTAGGTCAGGCTGTCCGTTATAGTCAACACCTGCCCCATCAGGATTAGCGTAGCCCCTATTGATATTGATGAACCTAGGCTGATTATAGTCATCAGTCCAAAATAATAAATCCTCAACAATATCTACCCCTGTAATCAAATAGTCAGGGTTGAAATTCAATGTAGTATTTACTCCCCCTCCATCATCTACACTAACAATATGATATGTCAATACCTGAGACACCATATTAAACGATACCACTAGGTCAATCTTACCAGTATTTGACTTAGTAAAATTTGAGTCATGAACAAACCAATACAAAGTCTCTCTTGCGCTGTCATTGATGGCACCGATACATCTAGCATCAGTACTCAATTGATCGCCATCATAAGATAACGCAGTCAATGGCAAGTTACCATTCGTATTCTCAATAACTCCTGCCTCTGACTTCTCTGTCGATCCCATCCTGACATTCATAGCGTCAATATACTCCCCATCAGGGACTACTCGCTCATCGAATGTCTTATTCATTTTACCGGCAATAAAGTTCCTTGTAAAATTCGCCATTGTTATTTGATTATCTTATCCATTCCTCTCAAATTCATTAAGAGCCTTCCTGGATGAATGTTGCTAATTCTTATTTTTGCATTTCTTAAAAGCGCCTGCTTCTCCTTTCTAGCTCTCGCCACAATGTACTCCTGTACACCAAGCTTGCTATTTAATATCTCATACCTGATATAGGCGTACACATACTGCTCAAACAATTTGTTTACTGAGATAGCTGAGTTGTCACCATTCTCCATACCATCAGACACATACTCAAGGATAACTGTAGCGCATCTGTTATGGTGATGATGAGGGTTGTCTTCACAGTTGCCATATTGCCAATTACCAGTGTGTAAAATTGCGCTGTCAAAGTTTATGACCCCAGCCTTCTTGTCAATATTGAACGTAGGATTGCGATTAGCTGTCTCAGTGTTCAACCCGAAGGCACCACCAAAGCCATACTCAAAGTACCACATCCCATCAACACACCAACCATAGTGCCCATCGAACTGATGGCCATGGTTTAGGTAGATGCTCTTTTTCATATTATGCAACCTATCGTAGTCAATGTTTGAGTGCTGTGGCTCCAAGATGTTACCATTTTGGTCAAACAGAATATTGCAATCATTGTCCTGCAAATACGCCTTTGATGATAGTGTTTGTATATTCTCAGAAAGAGGCAACAGAGTTCCATTCACATAAAGCGAGATGCGCACCCAGTTGACAAAGTCGGGCGGCAGCACATAGCGTAGCTGGTCGCAGACACTAAGCTCAAGGACTTTAATCTCCTTGAATGCATCATAGTTCAACTCCTGGATAGCTCTTTTTGCGTGGAACAATGTCTTATATCGCTCCTCGTTATTGACCAATGAGTGGTTGCCGGTATACATCAACTGAAAGTTGTTGACGATGTCGAACAGGCTAACATATTGATACGACCCCCAATTGGCATCCGTTGGATTATTGCCATTATTGGTGTAATACTGAAAATTTGATATATATGCCATTTGTTATGAATTTGCTGATTGTTGTTGCTCTTGAGACATAGCGAATTGAGCCACCTCAGTCTCGCGAATGCTAATGCCACAGTACTGTAATATTTTCATTACAAGCTTGTACTCATCCTCAAGCGGCAGGTCAAAGTCTTGATAGTCAGGCTGTGATTGGTCAAATACAGGCTCACCACTAGCAAGTGAGATGTACGTCCATTTCGGTGGCCTTGGGTATGCAAAGTAAACTGCCTGCACAGCGCCATACCCCGACACGCTAACTGGATACACAGTAAGAATATTGCTATTAGACAATGTGTACGCAGGATACTGAGCAGATGGAGTAGTGAGCAGGGATTGGTTTAGCATAAGTATTTTACCCATTGTCACCTTCTCAGCCTCGCTGATCACTGATGCCTTATATACCTTATAGTCTTGGCCTATAGCCGTAAAGATGTCATCTGTTATGTCAAGGGCTGTAGCTGACACGCCTGTCACGAATGCACCCTCATAGAGAGTGGTATTGACAACTACGTCACCAACAGATACGCCTGCCGTTACAAAGCTCGCACCGGCATCTATCAATTGGTATGACGGTACAGTGTTTGTATTAGCTCCTGATGCCAACACAGTTGTGTAACAGTTGACTCTATTTATCAAGTAGTAGTCAGACCCTGTTGTTGTTAGCGATGGAGCGAAGAAATTATTTCCGATATACCCTGATGCCGCAGGGCTTGGTACAAGGAACTTAGTAGTAATAAATGTCTCTAGCAGCTCTGCTATAGGTTGCTCTAAGTCTGCATAGTCAGTACCTGCCATGCGACCATTCTCCATATTTATAACCTTGTTGTATGTCGCAAAGTACTCCTCAAATATCTCCATCTGAGCTTGCAATGCATACAGGTTGAAGTCAGCCGGTGAGATGTACCCATAGTTGTTCTTGTTCAGAACAGACTGCACTGTATTTCTTACTGAGTTGATCATTCTCTATTTTTTTACAAATATAAAAAAAAGAGGGCATATATTTACACCCTCTCTTACTATAACTCTAAAATATTTTCACTTGACTACGTTAAGTATGTCTCTAACATCTTTAGCGCATCAAGGCCTTCGTCACTTTGTAAGAACTGTCCAGCAAAATCATGTGGGTCAGCACCGAATGGTATTGAACACATTTTCTTTTTGTTGGATGGTGTTGTAAACCAAATCTCTCTGTCATTATTGCGGAGAGCCAATAGTCTCTTTTCGAAGAATAGCATAATCTTGCCTTGGTATTTTAACTCAGGGTCATTTATGGTTTGCATAAAATCCCTTGGGTTCATCTTGGCAAAAATAAGCATATCTCTTTTTAATTCTGCTGTTGAGATGGCAGATGGGTCCTTACCAAATAGCACCCTTGTCATAATCTCAAGCTGCTCAATGCTTAAACCTCTTGCTGCAATCAATGCATCTACCTCAATGTTCAAGTCCTCAACTTCTTCAAATGCCTCTTTTTCTTTATCTACCTCTTCAAAAATCTTTCCATTCAGTGGATGATAATGCATGAATGCTTGCAAAGAAGGATTTGTTTTTGAAACTCTTAAAAGTCCATCTTCAAAGATAACAGGTTCTAAAATTGCATTGCCATCTTGCTCATCCTCAAATGGTGTCTTTTGGTTTGATGCATATCTCAGCGCTCTGTTTACATTGTTCTTCTCATCATACCACATCAATGGAAACCTTGGATGATTTCTTGATGCCAATGTGTATGATAATGGAGCTGATTGACCTTTTAATCTATATACCTTATCAGTAGGTACCATTTTTTTTATCTCAGACATATATTTAATTTGATTTAATTTAAAAAAAAGGAGAGTGCCATAAGACACTCCCCAGTATTCACCTTATTAACCGTATCTAAACAAAACGAAGTTATTAGCACCAAGGGTACAAACACAACGCTCAGAAAGGAAGTTTACTTCCATTGCATCCAAGTCGCTAGTAGCAGCACCACCGGCAGAACCTGTAATCCAAGTCTTGTATCTACGATCCTCAGACTCAGTTGCGCGGTAGCGAACGTGAAGGAATGGACGCTTAGCGTTTTTGCCCATAATCTGGTCGTAAACAGAAGTTGAACCGGCAGGAACCATAAGACCTGTTACTGTGCCAGCAGCTAAATTATTATTAGTAGAAAGACCGCCACGCATAGTTGGGTCGTTCAAGTACTTCCAATCTGATTTGTAGAAGTCATAACCACGTCTGAAGCCTGAGAACCCAAGATTCAATGCCATAGTTACGTCATTGTCAAATAGACCGTAAGAAGCACCATAAGAAGGAGCGCCAGTTACAGTACTTGCACCGTTAAGGCCTGCAAGCATACCGTCAATATCAAAGCTCAATTGACGATTACAGAAGATAACATTCTCCTCAATAGCTCCTTGCTTGTCAAGACGCTGTACGATTGTATCCCAATCAGCAAGAGATGTTGGCGTACCACCACCCCATACGTTACCACGGCTATTTACAACGTAGAAGATACCTTCAGATCCATCTGCAACGGCTGCGTTTGTAACGTTTTGCATTGGAACGGCTTCAATCATAGCTGTTTCAAGGTAATCCTCAAAGCGAAGACGAGTCTCATGCTCTGATTTTAGGTACCAAAGATAACCAGTAGCACCGTTCTCAGTTGTAACCTCAACCCATCCAATCTGAGCCATGTCAGAACCATTTACAGCGTAACGATCTTTTAGGATAATTGGCTTGTTAGAGAAGATTGAATCTTCTGAGTCAAGAGAACCAACCATACCTGTAGTTCCTTTTTTAAACTCAGAACCATAGATAAATACAGTACAGCTACTTCCAGCACCAGCAAATGCTTGACCGCCAACTTCATAATAAGCAACTGTAAAAGTACCAGCTACAGTTGTGCTGCCTGTTTGAGTAACAGCAGTAACAATACCTTTGTTTGATAAAGCTGTAGTTGCATCCTGAATAAATACTGTTTGTCCAACTCTAATTGCAACTGTAGCAGGGTCTCCCACACCACCAACATTCACCGCAGGAACTGTATAAGTTGCAGTAGCCGCAGCAGCTGCACTCGCTGATGTACATCCTGTGTATTTGATGTGCAAACGACCTTGCTCAGCCCATTTGATTTGGTCAGAGTTTGAAGGCATCTCAGCACCTACAAGGCGCAAGAATGATGCAATTGTTCTGTTACCATAACGCTCAAATTCCTTCTCATAAGTATCAGGAAGATACTGATTCAAGAAATCAAAGTTGGTAATATAGTTTTGTTGTAAAGCCAACTGTTCCGCTGCTGGTTGCAACGCAAACGTAGGACTCGCTAATACTGAACCTGCCATTTTTTTAAATTTTTAATTTGTCTATAATTTTTTTATGCTGCGGATTTTTAAGCTTTTTCCATGGTCAGGATTAACCGCTTTAACCTGAAACCCATCATTCCCCCTCGTTGTCTCATTTGCCTTACGCTCAGACATATTGATATTCTTAGTCTTACGCATAAAGTCATCTGCTGCATCAGTCATACCTTGCTCATAAAAGAACTTGGCAAACCTCTCAGGGTTCATTGCAACAGCCAAAGCCTTATGGTATCCACCTGCATCTTTAATCAAGCCGCTATCATCGATAAACTTACCGATAAAGCTTGATGGATTTGAGTGTAACTTTTTAAGCTCATTAGCATCCCCAGGATTAAAATTAAGCTTTTTGTTATTGACACTAAATTCAAAACCTTTGAAATTACCATCAAATACCTCATTGGTTTTTTGTTCAAACCATTGACGCTTACGATTATTTTCCTCCTCGATCGTCTTAGCCTGTTGCATATATTGACGATAAGCATTGAACTCCTCTTTCTCTTCCTGAGACATACCTGCCGTACTTGACTCAAGGGGCATCTTATACATCTCCTTCTGAGAGTTGAAAAACTTCTTTGCCTCATTAACAGCTTTCTTTCTTGATATCTTCGTCTTCTTAATATAAGACTCGTCATCAAGGTCCTCGTCATACCTGTAATCATCCAACATCATCTCAACGTCATCTTCGTCAAGACCATCTTGTGTAGATAACAAGTACTCTTTAATTAGCTGCTCTTCCGGAACAGAATCGAAATCTTTCTTCAACTTGAGAAAGTCTTCGAATCCTCTTCCTGTGTCTTTTCTATACTTCATATAAGCAGCTACATCCTCTGGCATCTCCTCTGAGTTACGCTCAGCCATCAATTCATCGAATGAGTTAATCTGCTTGTTGTATCTTTTCCCTATATATGAAAGAACGTCTTCTTCTTTTAACTCAGGCTCCTGCGAGAAGCTTTCCTGCGGTGTATCTTGCGACAATGACTGCTCATGCTTCTCAAGAAGTTCCTTTTCTACCTCTTGTACACTCTTGGGTTCTGTTGAGTCTAATACTCTTACTGCTTTAAATTCCATTTGATTTTATTTTAATTATTTGCAAATTTATAAAAAATTTTATTATGTAGTATTATCTTGGATTAAATTCTGCTAAATCAAATCCATCTAGGCTATCTTCATTACTTTCAAAGTCAAGTGGAGGTAGGTTATTCTTCCTCTGATTGATGAGTTTTGACTGCTGAGTGTTCTGGATACCTATGCGCTTATTCTTCTCCTCCTCTCTTTTAGTCTCTCTGCTTGTCAATAAACTTGATTGCATCTCATGCATCTTTAGATTGTATTGGAACTCCTCTGCCATCAGCTTAGACTTGATCCCTGCTTCGAACTCCATCTTCTTCATTTGCCCCTCTATCTCTGCCTGGATAACCATTGTCTTTGACTGGGCCTCAAGTTGTATCTTCTGTACTGCCATCTCGGCTGCCATCTGTTGAGATTGCATCTGCTGCTGTGCCTGCATCGCCTGCTTTTGCATCATCATCTGCTCCATTCTCTCTGCATTCTTAACTCGCTTGAGCTTCAGTAGCTGATTGGCTAGCTTGAGATTTTTAAGCTCTCTGATGTCAATAGCATCCTCAAGGTTAATATCACCTTTCGATAATGCCACTTGTATATTTGCTTCTAACTGCGCTTTCTGTTCCTCATCAGGAGTGACCTCAATGAATATACCAAAGTCGTACAGATACAAGTCCTTGATGTCATTTAGGATAGAGGTATTGTACCTGCCAATTCTCATAGCAAAGTCCTCTTTAAAGTCTGCATACTCTAAGATGTCAGAAACCCTGTAGGTTATTGCCTCAGCTAGTCTTCTGTAGATAAACAAACCACTCTCAAGGATATGTCTTGTTGCTGTATTTGAGTTGAGTGCTGCCATCTTCTGTAGCCCAACCAAAGAGTTCGGGTCAGGCGTTGAGCCATCTCTCGCCTCGTTAAGACCTGTTACGGTCCTAATCATGTCCATATAGTGCTGGTAGTTGGCGATGAGCATTTGCGTCTTTGCTGCCCCTGAGTTTGACGTAAGCTGAGTGATCGGCACCCTAGCATTGTTAAAGTCACCATCCTGAGTGAAGCTCCTACCGATAACACTACCTGTTTGGAAGTAGAGCCTTAGTGCATCCTCAGGGTTATATGCGGCACCTGTACCTAGGTCAACCTCATTGAGACCGTCAGCGTCAATGAACACACCATCAGGCACAACCCTGTTTATGACCTGCTGTAGCTTTAAGTGCGTTATCTGAATCAAGTCAGCGAATGGTATCATCCTTCTTACCAATGACTCAATAACACCCTTGTACATCCTTGGTGCGCAGGCCACATACATTGGCATTGCGTGTTGTGCTGATGACTTTGGTCTGACCATATTCTCAGCCATCTCCCATTTAACCAAGTAGTTAGTACCCATTACCATGACACCCTCATACCATACGTCAATGGTCTTCTCTACCTTCTCAAAGTTACCCTCCTCCATCATCTCTGTCGGAGGATTGAACGTGTCATCCTTTGGTATCATCTTGACAGAACCGGTATCGGTAGTCTTCCTCTTATAGACTACCTTTTTGGTTGTCTTATAGTTAAAATATAGCAGAGTGCAAGTGTCCCTACTAAACAAGCTATTCTCATAGAATCTTGCAACATTGTAGTAATCGTACCAAGATTGACTGTATTGTGAGATTTTTTGTAAATCATCATTCGTTAGTTTTGGATTGATTTTATATAGCTCTGTAAGAGGCACGGTTTTAATCTCACCCCAATAGAAGCAATCTTCGAAGAATGGGTCCTCAGTATAGCTGTAGACCACATTAGCTGGGTCTACATATGAAACCCTTACACCTTCGCCTAGCAAGAACTCGTGCTTTGCCACTGCTATACCAAGTACAGTCATGTCATAGTCTAAACGCTTTCTCGTGTCGTAGTAGTGGTTCTCGTCAAATATTGTGTTTATTGCTACCTCCTCTGCTATCTCAATTGCAGGCTTATAATTTATTTGCATATACAATGACAGCTCCTCGTCATTCTCAGGTAGCGTGTTCGGGTCCGTAACAAATGGATTGGCACCTGTGAACTTTTGGATCGTCTCAAATATTGGCTTGCCAATCATCTGAGTCTCTATCATGTCTTGGTACTTATTACGCTTTGCCAATGACATAGCATCCTGGGCGTATGCCTTTGGCTTGAATAGCCTGTCAGCCATTCCATTTACTACGATGTCAACAAACTTTGGTATAACAGGAACAGGAGTCCAATCGATATTCAAATAAGATAAATCACCATCAATCGCTAGCTCATTCTTGTACTTTGCTACCGACTGTTCACCTCTTGCGTAGAGCCTAAGCTTATGGAACTCTCTCCATCTGCTGTAGTATCTGCAAGATGTACCATCCTTTCTAAACCACTCATATTGAATAGCTTGTCCTACTTGCAACCCATAGCTTTCTGATGCCTTCTCTGCGTCAGTTGCCCATTGTTTAGGGAAGTCCGAGTACTGTATGTCTATGATTATATCTTTCATTTCATTATTTGACTTGTTAACCCATCGTTTGTATATCTAGCAAAGTTAATAATTATTTTTGATTCTTTCTTTTCTGGCATATAAAGGTGTTTCTGATTTGCCATAATTGCTAATCCTGAGCTGATTGCAGCGTCAAACTTAGTCCTGTCATTTATATCAAACTTTGCCCAATCTTCAAGTGTTCTTGTAAATGGCATATTGCCAATTACGTCAGGTTCTCTATATGCACCGGTATAATCAAATCCTATGAACTTCTCGATGTATGACTCGATTGCAGAGGCATGAGACTGCTTGACATCCTCAGATGAATTAGGTATACCACCTAGCTCTCGCTCTGTTTTTGTCAACTTGTTCAACTGCTTGTCTGGTCTGTTCATACAAAATCCTCTGTATCCTCTGTTTTTAAAATGGTACAATAACCTTGGTTTATTATTCTCTATAAGTATTGGCATTCCGTAGTAAACGCAAGCCATAAGTATCTCCTCAAAAAATATCTCTGCTGTTTGTGGTCTTGCTATATATTCCAAAAAGAACTCATTCACTGGGGCATCATCCATATGGAACTTTGTCATCCCATGCAGCGATCCACTTGACCCTCTTCCTCCAACAACTGCTGAGATGTCATATGGGTCACATCCAAACGACCCTAAATGCTCATTACCTGGATGCTTGATTCCGTTTCTTGTATGCACATTGTTTGCATAATGCGCAGGAGGGAACCAACTAATTAAAAATCTTCCATGTTTATTTGGAGTCCATATAACCTTTGTGTCTTTAATTCCGTCTTTCCAAGAGAATGACCCTCTTGTTAAATACTGCTCCTTGATTAAGGAGTCATTGTAATCAATTTGCTGATATATCTTAGTCAGGTTAAATATCGCCTGCTTACTCTCATCTCTAAATGCATGGGACTCTGACCTTGGGAACTGACGATAGAACTCATTCAGTGCATCAGCATCATTCTTTAGTGATGCTGCCTCATTCTCCCAGTAGTCAATCGCTCCATTTGATATCTTGCCACCATCAACACCCTCTATTGGCTTCTCAGGCTTCCTGAACACAGGCATACCGTACTTATCAATAAAGCCCTCCATGTTCCACTCCATCGGGATAAACAATGAGTATAGCCCACTTTTTGTCTGACCATTGGCATTCCTGTTCTCTACATTCGAGTCATAGTACAAGGACTTGAAGTTATCACCACCCTTGTTCAAGGCATTTGAGGTAGACCCCATCATACACTTGCCTATAATCTTGCTACCCAAACGCAAACACGTTTTTGTTACACGCCAGTTATTAAGAATGTTATTTGGCTTTACCCACTTGCCTGACTCGTCATGAGCCAGGAACAATAACTTCTCACCGTCATAAGAGTTCTCCTCAGTATTCTTCCAGTCAATAGTAGTATCCAATCCGACTATGTCATTGTTATTGACCTCATGCATATTCTTCTTGGTAATCTTCGATGCCGGAACACGAAATGCCAACTCTACTTTTGGCTTGTCCATACCATCCATTATTGGCTTGAAGAAGAACGGCAGCTTATTGTTGATTGGGACCACCTTGTCGGTAAACATCTTCTTGGCATCGGCACCGGTCTTTGACAGGATACCTAGTCGCGCGTCCTTTACTAATGTTGCTAGATTTACGCACTCGGAGGATGACATAAATGAGAACCCTGAGCGTCTTATCTTGAGGTATATCATTCCGAAGCATCTTGGGTCCGCTTTGCAAGCCTCCCAAAATAGGAAGAAGATTCTATTCGCTTCTCGGAAGTCAGGATAACCAACGTCAATGCTTGACCATTGTAGGTACATATAATGAGACCCTGTGATATAGCAAGGAGTCCCATTATTCATAAACCAATAGCCTTGCTCACGATAATCGAACTCGGTCTCTATATAGTCAACCCATTTATTTTTGAACTCGATTGGCTTTTCATTCCATTGGAAGATTGAGTTTATCTTCTCAAGTTCTCTAGGTATCGGAACACGCTCCCAATGTTGCTCTGCTTTTGAGTCGCTCCTTTTGCGGCAGTTCTCAGGTGCAGGAGGAAGGGCTATGTTTATCCCTGATACGTTTATAACCTCGCCTATCTGACCGCTCTTTGAGATAACAATAATGTCGTACTGCTCATTGTAACCGTACAGCCAAGAGCGAACTCTGTTTTTATTAGTAATCGCATTTAAAGGAATTAAATCCTTCACGACATAATAAAGTCTATTTTGATCGTCTTTCTGCAAAACCTTGTTTTGAGTCTACTTTACTAATACCTCTCTCTATGTAATCAAGAGATTCTTTCTCGGATTCTATTCTACTGAGTATTTCAAATGCGTCAAATATTGCCAACTTCTTGGATGCTGCTGCATTCTTTAACTTATCTGCTGATATATCGCCATCCTCGTGGGTGACGATACTTTCCTCTGCAACCTTTATCAATTCCTCTATGGCCTTGTATCCAGAGTTTATTATTTTAAGCTTTAGCTCTCTGTTACTCATACCGGCTCTAGTTTCATTGTCACAAAATGGTCATACATCCTATATAGCTTTTCACCATCAATTTCAAATTCGTACTCACCGTTAGGGGCAAAGCACACGGTATCTCCTTCGTTGACACCTTTACTTTTTAAATATTCATTAGGGTACTTCATTGTACCCATCAAAGGCTCAAGCGTGAACGGTTTCTTTATATAGCTCTCTTCAGCAGGGATAGGTTTTACGAAACAATACCTATCATATGCGTTCCACTTGCCATCACTTTTATATAAAAAAAACTGTTCTTCATCAATAAAGAACAGGTCCTCCTTAAAAAAGCTCTTACCGCTTTTGCGTCTTCCCTTAATGTCATTGTAGAACTTAAAGACATTATGGTGGACAATTAAGGTGTCACCTGGTCTTATTGGACCGCTGTAATCTATAGGTGTCTCTATAACCTCAGCATAACGATTTGAGAACTTTGACTCCTCCTCAGAGGTGTTTACAATGAACTCAACACCAGCTATACTTTTTGTGTTGTTATATCGACTCCCATTTACAGGCTTTACTATAAACTGAGTCGGTGATTTCATTAAAAATCTATATTAAATTCGATTGAAATTGGAATAGTGTCATTAAATTCTTTCCACAGGACTACTTCCTGCTTCTTATTTACTATGTAGATTCGGATAGCTCCCGATTGGTCTCTTCTTATAAGATGAATCTCATTAGTATCGCCTAAGACTTTCTGCCCGACAACATAATGCATTGCGTTCTTATAATCAGCACCTATCGATATCTTCCTTACGTCCATTACCCAACATTAAATATAGAAACATTTACAGATGGGGATAGAGGTCTTGTTGGACTTGTTCCTGCGGCAGTTGCAAGGAGTTTCATTCCTGTAGCCTGTGACCACCAATAAAATTTAAGATATTGCCCTGCGGTTAATGCTATAGTATCTGTTATAACAGCTAATGTTTGATCGTTTTGCGCCCCTGTTGTAGTAAAAGTAAATGCAGAGTTAGGGACAATTATGTCATCTACAGTATACCATACGGTTACATTATAGTTTGACGCTCCTCCTGTAAATGTAAGCTGCATACTAGCACTAAAAAAGTATGTCCCAGCATTAGTAACATTTATTCTGTCATTAGGACCTAATGTAAATCCATTTGCATTCTGCGTTGAATTGATTGTAACCTGATTGGCTACAGTAGCACCACCATTGTTTTGTGTAGTAGTATCAAAAAATGTTGCAGAATATAAAGATGTAGGATTTACCCAAGTTGCTGGAAGTGCTGCTCCTTGACTTGTCAATATCTGACCTGCTGTGCCTGTACTAGCATTGGTATAGATAGCTTTACTTATCTCTACTCGGCTGTTGGCATCGTCAACTTTGATATAGGTGCCATTAACAGCATTGCCCCAATCCCCAAGAAAATACCTGTTATTGACAAAGTCAACCAAGAATCCTGATGCAGTAAATCCATTGTTCCCTATTCCAAAGTAATCACCAGAGAAGCATTGGATACCTTGCATTATCACATCATCGGTTGTTACCTCTAAGCTTTGAGATGTAAGCTTGTGAATTCCCAAATTAACATTACCTGTTGCTCCAGTGTATGGGACATACGTTGTTGCGGCAGTAGATACAGGCAAATAAGCAGTGCTATCAACTGAACCATCTGCCATGAGAAATTCAGTTCCTAGCCCTCCTAGTTTCACAAAAGCAAATGCCGTAATATCATTAGCTCCCAAATCAACATTATATAAGGCTCCTGTATAAGGTACATATGCTGTTGATCCAGGTAGGGATAACAAACTTCCTATGGTAAAATTCTTAGTGCTGTTCATGTCATTGACATCAGTGCCAATGAGCATATCACCAAGAGCAGGTGCTGTAGTAGCGTATGTACTTATCTTTGCCATTATTTATGTTTTTTTAGTGACCTCGCCTGTTTGTAAATTTATTACAGAATCTTGGCCATATTTTGAAATTAACATTCTTTCATATTCAGAGAACTCCTGACGCATAGCGTTAATCTGACCTAAGATTCCTTGTTTGTTTAACTCTAGTTCTCCTAATGCCATCTTTGCTTTAGCAAATTCTCCATTCATTGCTTGAATTTTGTCAAGCTCTTCTTGTAAAACGTAATTCTTTTCCATTTGATTTAATTTGAATTTCTTTTAATTGAACTACCAAAATAATAACCGAATATTGAAATTACAATACCCTCGGTGATACCGATAAGGTGAATCCACACCTCTTTGTTATCTGCCGGTATTGTGAGGTAAACGATTGCATAAATCATAAAACAAAATGAGGCTAAACCTACTAGCCCTGTAAGATAGAACAAGATATCAAATTTTTGTAATTTTGCTATCTCTACTTCTCTATTTCTTGCTGACTCTCTATCCTTTAGCATTATCTGCTCCATTTCAATCAGCTCTTTTGTTACAATCTCTTTATCTTCGTCAGTTAATTCATCAGAGAGATTTATGATATTCTTTACGATACCTAAGCTCCCATTGCTCGGAAGGATGTCTCCTATAGTTTGAAGAATCTTTGGAGCTTTCTCCGAAAGAAACTTTCCTACCTTTGTATCTTTAAATTTTTTTCTTTCTTTCATGTTAGTGTGCTTTTTCCATTCTTTCAACAAGATTCAGAAGCTTTTTCATCATTGATGTATTGTTTTCAATCACATGATTATTAGATGCAACTGTCTCCATTAGTTTTGTACGATCTTCTGACAGGTATTCTTCAAGTTTATTTTCAAGCTCTTGAATTCTATTCTCATTCTTCTTGTGCCATACAAAAAATTGCTTACCCATGAAGTAAATTAAGGCAATCATAAGAATGGCGAAAATGCCAAGAACCCCATAATTTGCGAGTGTATTTAAGTACGAGGGGAGTGGTTCAACTTGAAGAAATAGTACGTTCATGGTTTTATAATTTATATTCAATAATGGGGAGATATTTTACCCACCAACAATCGATATTGGTATTGTCATATATCTGATGCAAAGGTAATATCCAAACTCCATTTACATCTAATATTGGGGTAAATAATTTTTCATCTTCATAATGTTTTTTAGACAAAAAGGTTTTTTCCTCTTCATCTAGCAAACCGCCTAATGCCATAGTTCTATAAGTGTGAAGTTAATAAATTGATTTGGATTGAATATTTTAATAGCTTCAAACCATCTAGCATCAGGAACAACCATACAACCTGCACTCCAATTGTCAACAAATGAGCCTGCCCCGGCACGATGAAAGTTTATTCCAAAATGTCCTTTAGTTTTAATTGCAGTATCTAGCTTTCTATCCTTGTTTCCATCTCTGTAAATCTCAATTGCACCTGCTTGGAAAAAGTAAGGGGCACCTAGCCAGAGTGATTTCCAATTTGCTGATATAGTAAATTTATGTGATGCAATTACTTGCTGCTCACAAGCCACTGCTGCTCCTGTAATGCCACCGTGAGTTATCGGATTGAAGATATAAAAATCTCCAGGAGTAGTAGAGCATGGCATAATCATATCAGCATTTCTGTTCGAAAACCGAACAACATAGTCTGAGAACTTATTATCAAAGGATTGGTCTGTGCGAATCCATACAAGGTCATTTACAGGCTTTACCCATCCACGTTTGTCCATCTCTGCATCGATAAACTGCTTTGTTCCTGTAAGGCTAAGAGGCCCGATTATTCCATCGATGTTACCTGAATAGTAACCTTTGTCTTTGAGTATCTGTTGAAATTGTTTCATTATTCTACTGGAGGAAATGGGTCTATTGGTTTAGGAATATATTCAATCAAAGGTAGTGTTTTTACCCATTGAAATAAAGGATTTACACATTGGTCAATCTCTTCAACTGAAATTATCCAATTGTCATCAATGTCAGTTATGGGATTAAAAAAACTATCCTCATCGTACATTTGACCGACAAGCTCATTCTTTTGTGATTCTGTTAATAGTCCTACGTATGTCATATTTGTCTACCTAAAGTTGTGTTAAATGCCTGCACGGCTGTGTACAAATTATCTGCATCTGTATCCGTTAAGCCATCGCCCAATGACGCGAATGCGCATTGTTTTGTTGAATAAAAAACAACTGAACCAGTTCTGTTAAAAGCACCTAAATAAACATTTGCAGTTGAAGGTGTTGTTGATGCTACACTACCTGTTACAAGTTTTGAATTATTACGCCAACCATTTACAACTGTTGAACTAGTTCTATTACCAATATAAAAAGCTCTTGAATCAGTATCAGC